TGCTACACTATTTTTGATAACGTGACCAACGATGCCTTCAGTATACTGAATACCATCTACTCGGTTACGCTGACCAAAAAGCATTGAGCGTTCTATATCAACTTTATGTTCTCTTAGTTTAAGATTCCAGATTCGTTGCCATTCGTTTGCATATCCTCTATATTTTGTCGCAATTGCAGTATTTGTCATTTCGGCAGCTGTTTTAAAGATTTGGGTATAGCCATAATCATCATCAAGACTTTTTGACCATACATCAGGAGAACCTGAACCCTCTTCAAATGAAGTACCGATAACTTGACACTTGTCATTATTTGATAAAACATTATAACCAGTACTAAAATCAGAACTTGGTAATGAAATAATTCTACCAGTAAATGTATTAGCTGAACCAGTATCTGTTACAGCCGAATCAATACGGACTGTACAATAAGATGTTCCAACTGCTGCATCAAGTGTTTGTACCGCAAAAACCATACCTTTTTGTAACCAATTAACATCAGTTGCACTACCAGATTCACTTGTATCAACAGAAAATGCATATTGTGCACCTGCTGTTACAGTACTCTCACCATTAACGTGAGCTGCTAATTCAAATGTACGAGTTGTCCAATCGATTTTTGATCTATTCTCTAAGAAACGAAATAGAGAATCATCAGTAGGTTTTTTTGACATTTTATTTAGATATACAAAAAATGGTGACTCTTCTGGCGATAATTCTGCGACTCTATCACTAAAATCGTACAATCTCCTTTGATCAGGAGCTGTTCCGACATCAGCACTAGTAGCAGCAGCTGTTATATTGGACGATTTTAATTGTCCTGCTGTTATTGCCATTGTAATATCTCCATTTTATGTTATTAATTAAAACTTTAGATTGTCACCAGAACTCTTTATACCTTCCCAAATTTCATCTAGCTCATTCTTCTTCGTTGGTTGCTGACCTTGTAAAAGACCTGCTGCCTGTGGAGAAGCTTGATTTTGACGAATCTGGTTTAAAGGGTTCTCTTTAACAATCCCTGGGTCTTGAGATACAGCACGCCACATTTTAAGTACATTGTCCAAGCCATATTCGGATGGATGTTTATCAGCAAAGTCAAAGAAAGAATCTTGCTCTTGCTCATTCAAGCCTTTATTGGCTAAATCAGCACGAAGACTTGATCTTCCTTGCTGTGCTTTAATTCCACCAACAGCTTGGTCAACTGCACCATTTATAGTTTCCTGCATCTCTTGCATCCTAAATTTATAAGATGCTGATGATGGGTCATTATAGGCTTCCCAAGGATCAAATTCATCAGGTTTCAAAGCAACACGTTGTTGAGTATTTGGTTGACCACTCACTTCTGACATAAGGTTTTGAACCAAGTCTGGACGTGATTCCAAAAATTTCCCAACTTTTTCGTATTGTTGAAGCTTTTGATTTTCAGCATGGAGTTTATCCTTCTCAGATTGATAGTACTTAGCTTGAGACTCCCAATCTTCTGTAGAATTCTCCTGTTGTATTGTTCCTTCATCTTGCCCTACTTCTTGTTGTTCGAGTTGACCATCTTCATGATTTTCGACAACAGAAGCGATAACGTCTTCATTTGACATTCCATTGCTCCTTATTTTGGCGATTTCTCGATCTTTTGAGATTGACTACGTTTCTTTTCTGCATCTGTTACTAAACGTAATTTCTCAGATTCAAGTTTAACCGCATTAGATAATTTATCAATTGAAACTTTGTTTTGCGTTTTAGAGTCGTATTCTTGCTCTTTAAGTTTTCCTTTAAATTTCTCAACTTCAACTTTTTTACGTGATGATACTGATTCACGATGAGCTGTTTGAAGATCACCACTAAGTTTTTTAATCTGTTCTTGTGCCCCTTGTAATTGTTGCTGAAGTTGTGCAACTTGATCAGTTCTTTGCAATACGCCCTCTTTATCAAAAATTTCTGTTTTCTTCAGAGCTTCCACTTTATCAATTAGCCCTGCTTGATATGCTTCCATGTAAACATTCCACTCACCCCACTTATTAGAGGGCATGGTAGAATTACCAATAACTCTTATGTCGAAAGCTCCAACACTTAAATTATTTTCTATCGTTTGAAGTTCTTTTGTTTTATCATCATATAATCTTTTATTTACTGTATACTCTGTAATATCATTATTTGGCTGAGTAATTCTAAATGTTTTTTGAAAGCCATAATGTGATTTAGCAAGATGATACATAAGTTTTCCTAGTCGTTTTAAACTTGCCTCTATGTCTCTAAGTTTAGACTTAGAACGTCTTTGTCCAAAATCTTCCATCATCATTGTTCCAGATGATGTTCTAGGTGCAACTTCAGTATTTCCTTGCTGCATCTCAAATATTCCAATGTTTAAATCAATGTAATGTTCCACCATTTGTGGTAATTGCATTATTGAACCAGCAAGTGGCTGCGGAGAGGGGAAATGAGGTTCTCCAAATGAAGCGTCATATTCTATCGTTGCATTGGGATTCGCCCAATCACGTTCAAGTTCTTCTATATCTTGTACAGAACCTTGTGGAATTAGCAATTTCAAGCCAGACGATGCCTGCGCATGCGATGTAATTAGAGACATTACTTTATTTAAGAACCTCTGAAATCCCTTGTTCTTGCGAACATCACTCATCGGATAAGGTGTATTTGTCCAAATATTTGGTACAGGCACTAATGGAAATATATTTGTGTCCAAAACATTTTCATATAAAACAATTTGTCCAACAATGCATGTAACTTTAATTCGTGTTTGCTGTACTTGTACAATATCAAAAAGTCCATTATCAAACGCCTCCGAAGTTCTTTCATCAGCCAAAAGCTTTTCAAGACCATTATTATCTAAAACTTTCTCTTGACCAGATCGAAGATCAACAACACGGAAAAATGGCATTTTAACTTTTCTAAAATCTTCTATTAATCTATATTTTTCAGCTCCTTCTCCCCAATCATAATCTTTAACTAAGTCTGGTGTAAATGATGCTCCTTCATGTCTATTTTGAGATGATGGATAATCATCATCAGAAAAAGATATGTTTTCAATATTATCAATTAAAACATCACCATTTTCATCTGGAGTATTAAGCATTGGATAAGCATCTATCAATTGGTCTTTTGTGAGAACTGTAGATAATTGCATTCCAGACGCATCGTCAAACCATTTGCTACGACTATTGGGATCAACAACAACACGAAATGGATCAACATAAGTGAATTTAACCTCACCTCTACCATAATCATCTTCTGGATCAAGGTATCCATAAAAATAACCTAGACCAGAAACAGAAAAATCATGTATAACTTGTTTAAATACCTCATCACCATCAGAATTATCCCATATGTATTCTAAAATTGTTTTCCATACATTTGCTAATTTTGCATCTGAGTCCTCTCTGCCTACGGCAGAAAATTTTGGTGGCTTTGAGGTGATAATAGCTTTGAACTGCTCAATAGCAGCATAGAGCCGATCAATGGGTAACCCCATTTGATTTCTCTCTGCAAGTTCTTTTGCTTCAGAGTCTGTAAAGTGATTGCCAAGATAGAAATCTATATCTTCTCTTGCCTGTACATCCCAATCAGCACGAGCATCAAACCAACGCCTCCAACGCTCTTTTATCTCTTCTGCTCTTTTATCTTGATCTATCATGTAATATAATTTACTGAATTATTAATTATTATGCAAATTAAGTGCGTTTACCTGTTATCCAATTATAAGCCTTACGTGCTTTCATGTAAGTCCCATCTTTTTGTTTCTCTTTTTTCTTTTTACCTGCTTTTGGATTTCCCCTTGCAAATTGTGTTGCAAGCCAAAAAGCATCAATTGTATCATCATGTGATCCTTTTGGAAAATCTAACAGCTCACCAATAAACTCATGATGTTGTTTTTTAAGGTGAACAGCTCCAGCTTTGAACATTGGTTGCAATCCCTCAAATAATCTATCTTTTTTCTTTTGCGTATATCCTTTAATTCCCTGTTCAATGCCTGGAACGAAAAGACCTTCTTTTTTA